AATCGCCAATACGATCTGTTGCGCTTAGTAGTCTAATGCCATCAGGTGCCAAATACATAATATCACCACCAACTTCTTGAATTGTATCACCATTGATACAACCAATACTGTCAGTGATGGGTGACATTAAAAAATCTGCAGAGGTGCTACCTGTAATCTTTTTAATTGAGCTATTAGTAAAAACAATTAGCTGCTCACGAAAAACAGCCATACCTGTAATATCATACCCTACATTAATTGTCCCAGCGCCATTAGCCACACTAAAGTCATCAACAGTGTTAGGTGCGGTAAATATAAGATCACTACCTACTGCATAGAAAGCTGTGTTTTTAAAAATAGTTACATGCAACGCACCTGAGATGTCAGGACTGTGATCCGTCTGGTTCATGAAAAAGATAGTGTTACCTGAAGTATTATACACAGCAGGATAATTAACACCATCTACAAATATAACTTTATCGTCACCATCAAAGTTAAACTCTACATGCCTAACCTTACCACCGTTTGTAAGTGTGCTAACATTGTTAGGCATACTCTGCCATGTATTTCCAGTACCATAATAATAAACAGTATTATATGATGCGTTATGACGAGCTACGACATAGCGACCAGATGAAATAACTTTTAGACCTACTACAGGACCAGTTCCGGGTATGGTAGAGCTACTAAACTTTTCAAAACCTTTAATCTTAGAGTAACCACCCTCTTTATTGGCTTCGAAGTTTTGCAAAATAGTAGCGGAACCAACAGCATTAGAACCCTGCTGTAGAGCAGAGAGATTAGAGATTAGACCACCTCTAAACTCAATAGGAAATGTATTCCATTGTGTAGCCATTAGAATCTAACTCTTGAATCTCTTAAATAATCTGTACGGTTAATATGTAAGCTACGAAGGTGTTTAATGCCTTGTTGAAATTTACCTAAAGATAATTGTGCTGCCTGTGTATCACCACGGAACTGGTACACATAATACATAGCACCATCTATAATAACGTAACGATACTGCTCTGGTAAGTTTGGTACATCTGTAGCGTTCTCTAAATCATAAGCACTTCGATAATACTCATATACTAATTCATAAGCAGCATCTGGATTAGGGTATACTATAAACTCCCTACTAGGTGTTCTAGATACATGAGTTGGTGTAGTTCTATTAGATGATTGTGTATTGTATTCACTATCTGCATACTTTTCTATATATTCTTCATATGCTAATAGCTTAAGTTTTTTAGTGCCAACATTTAAATCTGAATCTCTCTTGATGCGAAAAGTATTCATGTTAATGTTTTTAGCATCAGCAGGGAAACCGTATCTAACAGTACCCGGAGATAGTGTCTCTGTAACCTCTGCGTGATTCCAAGGCCACTCATACTCTTCCTGATTTATATGTCTAATTGACGAGTTAACAGAATCCTTAGCAAAACTATAATAACCAGTTGTAGTATCAAAGTTAACAGAGGTTAACTCTACTTCGTTAAGTCTACGGTTAACATCATTTACAAGACCAATATAATCGTATGCCATTATTACTTCTCCTTAACGCGCAAGAAGATAGAGCGCTCATATTTCAAAGCGCCTGTTGTTGTTATCTGACACACTACAGTATATTTAATGTTGTTAGTACCTAAAGAAAATCTGGCTGTGGCAATCTGCCCAGAAATAGTTCCTGTCACAAACTGCAGACCATTAATTACTTCTGCGTCAGATGCTTCTTCTTTATTGCCATCAGCATCCTTAATAAACCATTTAACAGAACTAATTGTTTCACTTCCTAAGAAGCGTGACCAATCAACACTATAATCTATTATTTCATCTGGGTCTTTATTGGGCCAAGTATAAGACATGGTTAGTCCTTATGCTGCGATATACACAGTATAACTTTGTGTATCTTTATCGACATAAACTGTTCTGTTTTCGGGTTGGATATGCACTGTATTACCTTGGTCATATGATACTATATAAACAGTGCGATTTCTACTATATAAATCTGCATAAGCATTAAAATCAAATGTTTCTGCTATAGGAGCGTCAGGTAATGATAGTGATGTAGTTAAAAAAGTGTTAAGTGTATTTAACTCTATATTTGAAGAGGCTTTAGGTATAACATCTGATACTAATGTTATTGTGTCTTCTATTGAAAATAAATCAAGATTAGCATCTGCAGACGTAGGCAGTTCTTCTACTGCAGCGGTTGTAATGGATACATTATCTAAAACTTTAGACGCATCTACTGTTATTGACAGGTCTTCAGCAAATATAGAAAACTGTATAGATGCTATATCTACGTATGCTGTAACATTATATAGCAGATTATTTTGATTTAAAACAGAAGAGACACTATCTGTAGTTATATTTGCATCTGCAGTAATGTCAACCCCTGTAATAGAAAAAGTAGATTCTAAGGAGTTGATATTTGTACTACCATCAGCAGTAGTAGCAGGTGCTTGAAATGTAAATGAAGCCGTAGCTACTGGTAATGTTGTATTAGCTAAACCTGTAACACTACTAAAACCACTTAGCGATGTTTGTGCTAGTGTTGATACTAAGTCTACGGTTGCTTGTGCATCTACTTCACCAAATGCATTTACTGAAAAAGATGCTGACGTAGATGGTATTGTTAAGCTTGCTTCAAGTGTGTGATCTAGTACACCAGGAGAAAGAGCAAGTACAGTGGTGCCTAATACGATAAACTTATCAAACCTAGGGTAAGATTGAGAAATACTAGTTTGCGAAAAGGGAGTAAAGCCAAGCATATCTTATCTTTCTGATGGTGTTGGCATAGAGTAACTAACAACGTGGTTGATTTGTCTGCCACCTATAAATGCGGCATACTCGCCATCATCTCGAATGTAAAACGCCCCTCTGTCAGAAATTGGTACTACGTCAGCTATTTGGTGTGTAGCATAATGCGTTGCAGTTGTTATATCCCACTCTGTTTCTAATTCATACTCAGTTAATACTGGTTGACCATATACATAATTATTTTTAACAAAAGCCTGTCTTCCGTTAGAAGCCATATGAAGGGCAATAGGATAATTAGACTCAGTACTTATATCTATACTAGAAGTAAAAGATGCTGTACTAGTATCCCAAGCTGTAGATAAGTCATACCTTCTAATCTGTTGGCCACTACTTATTGTAGTAAAAAGCTTAGTACCATCAGGACTAAATGATAAACCTCTAGGGTAACCCGAACTTAAATACTTATTACTATAAGTAGTGCTCATTGTGTTTAAGTCCCATGCTGTTGATAGTGTATAACCGTATACTCTACCTTGGTTGGTCATAAAGAAAAAGCCTGTGCCATCAGGTTTAAACCACATATCTTGGTAATAACTCCCTCCAATAATTGCCTTGCTAACAGCAGGAGTGGTACTTGATATAGAGCTTAAATTCCAAGCAGTACCTAAATTATATTGTTTTATAGTATTTGTACCATCAGAAATTAAATAAAGTTTAGTTCCATCAGAACTCATTGATATGCCACTATAAAGTGAAAAACTACCATCTATAGCGGTTTGGAAATAGTGTGTAGTAGGTGTCTGTTTATAGGTTATAGTTGCGCCTGAGAAGTTATAGGATGAGCTAGTTCTAAGTTTTACTATTTCACCACCAACACCAGATATATAAAAGTCATTACCGTTGTCAAAATGCAGACCATAAAAGTTATTACTTATTCGGTAATCTGCCATACTAAAGGCACCAACAAAAGTAACATTAGATGTTATATTCCAAGAACTACCTAAATTCCACTGATATATAGCAGCACTAGTTCCCCCACTTAGATTAGTTACAAACATTCTATTACTAGTTAAAAAGAGACCTGTAGGAGAGCGTAAGCCATCATCATAGACTTGATACTTATTTGTAGAGCCTGATGTTGAAGTTGATAAGTCCCAAGCAGTAGTCATAGTTTGTTGTGTAACAGTATCGTAGGTTTGACTTAATCCTGCCCACCATTTTGTACCATCAGGTTTCATATATAAGGATGTTGGAGTACCACCCCCTGCATATCTACTTTGTCCAGTATAAGAAGCAGTAGTTACATCCCATGCTGTAGATAAAGTAAATTCACGTAGCGCATTATTGTAGTCATTAAGTACAAACATTTTTGTACCATCAGGTTTAAATCTTACTGCTCTTGGGTTTCTAGCTCTAGAATAAGAACTACAATCATATCGTCCTGCAAAACTAGCACTACTTATATCATACGCAGTTGTAAGGTCATACTGATATATAAATCCTTGTATAGAACCGTAACTATACAAAGCAACGTATAGGCGAGTACCACTATCTTCAATGGTTATATTACTTGCACTAAAGTTAGTGTGAGCGTTATAAGGATCATCATCTGCATTAGGACCATTGATAGAAGTATCACCACTCGCCGTAGGTGAAAAACTTAACTTAGGTAAGGATAAGAAAGTTCTGCTATCAAAGTCAATAGCATCAAAAGGTGCAGCCCCAGTAGATAAACTGTGACCAAATCCTCTGGCTGAACCCCCTCCAAAACTACTTAATAATGGCATACTTATTACCTATGAAAATGCTGTCAACGATGCTAATACTGTAAAAGTTGCATCTGCTGTCTTTATAATTGTAAAAGTGTAAACGTCAATACCACTTGCAGTACCACCGCTTGGTGCAGAGCCACCTGCCCACTTAGGCGTAACTGCTGTACCATCAACTTGATATGCGTTGAGGTAATAAGCTGTTGAGCCATTTGTGACCAAAGCAGTACATGTAACAGACTGACCTGTCCCAAGTGTTGAATTTACGTTTGAAAAGTTAATTGTGCGGTTTGCTGTCTGGTTTGCTGTAAAATAGACGATTCCCTGTGCCGAAGTATCAAAAGTATACGTTCCAGTTGTTGTTGTGTCTGTAGTAACTTTTTCATGTACTTCCTCAATATCAAGTTGTCCGTCTATCTCAACAGCACCTGCCACAAGCGTACCTGTGACAGAGGCACCCCAAGATTGAGTGGTAAATTTGATAGATCCGTTATGATAAAGATAGGTTGCGCCGTTGTGGGTACAATTGAGTAACCATTCATTATCTACATCGTTATAAATGCCAGTAGTAGTGCTATTGTTATGCATAAACACAGCACGACCCCCAATGCTGTAACCTTCCCAACTAGTATGCGCACCGCCATCAATCTGGATACTACCATAGTCGCCAGAGACAGGTTGGAAGTAGCCGTTGCCTGT